TGGCTACTAAGAATGGATTTAGTTTAGGTTGTCCTCTCCTAGCCCACTTAGCAAGACTACTACCCTCTTTGTATGGTGGAAAGAATGGTCTAGTTCTCCTAATTGGGCTAAATCCTCTAAATATTGGCTTACCATGAATAAATGGTGCATATTGTCTATCTGTAGCTAATTTAAAGCCCTCAGACATTCTTAGCCTATTTGTATTGCCTAATTTAGCAGTAAATACACTTCTCCTAGTTGCACCTGTATTTTTATTGCCTCTACCTGCTTGAGATCTAGGAGATGGCTTATTTTCTAAAGCATTTAAAGAATCTTGTTTTAATTCTTTTGCTAGTTCATTAAAGTAATCTGTACTTCTTTTATTCCAGATTGTTTGTGAATTTATAGACCTAGATAAGTCTAAAGCTCCATTTAGTGTTAGTTTCATACACCATATTGCCTGTTGTCATTTATAGCAGTAACACCTGTGTATGGTCTCCCTGAAGCAAGAGTTGTTGTTGATTTTTTATAGTGTTTTAGCATTGTTTTAACATCAGGATCTAACTCTGATAAAAATATAACAGGAGCTTGTCCTGTTTCAGGATTACCAGAAAATCCCATTGGGCTATTCTTTCTCTGCCAAAATCTAGCAGCTTGTATTAAACAAGCCTGAGTAACTGCAGGAGGTTGATGATTGCTTCCACTCTGTATTGGAAAACCAAAGTATGCTGTTACTTTTAATCCTCTTAAGTGTTGTGTTGGTAATACTTTGCCACCATTTTCTATAGCCATATAAATCTTGTCAAAAGGCATTCTAGGTTGCAATTTATCTGCATTGTATGGTGCTAAGTAATAATCTGTGTCTTTTACTAAAGTTTGATCTACTGTACCATCAGCATTAAGTGTTTGTACAACTAAGCCTGTTGTAGTTGATATATCATCTATATGAACAAAATCTTGAAACTCACAATCATAATATCTTTCTTGTAAGACATCTACTCCTGTATCTTTTTCCACATAAAATACTCTGCCACAAAATTCATCTATTAAGTTTGTTGCAGCTTCAAGAGCATAAGTTAAGTTAGTATCTTGTGAAGTACCTGATAAACCTAACCATCCTTTTAAATCATCAACACTAACATAAGTATGAATTGCAACAGGCATTAGTTATTACTTATCCTCTGATTTTTTAACAGCTTTGTTTTCTACTTTTTTAACTGCTTTTTTATTAACACCCTCAGGAATAGGATCTCCCAAACCTGCAACAAGTGTACCTTTTTCAAAAGGATTTTCTTTACTTTGTTTCAATTTTCCAGATTCTTTGTCTTTCCAGACTTTTTGCTCTGGTTTTTCTACTAATTTCATATTTTTCTCCATATCCCAAGCAGAGCCAACAACCTGTGTTGACATAACAAAAGTGTGGCTCTGCTTAGACATAATCTATTTATTCAATATCTGCTATTGAAGTAAATGCTTGTGGTTTATATACAGCTAAAGCATATCTTAATGAAGCCTTAACAGTAAGGATGTCCTTACCAAAGTCTCCATCAGCAGCAGAGTCAGAAATTTGTAATTCCATTCCTCTCCTGAATACATGGTTTACTGCAAGTCCACCACCAAATTTACCTAATACAACATCAACTGAGGAGCTAACAGCTCCACCAATTTGAGATGATTTTACAACAGGTAATCCCCAAATAGTTGGGCTTCCTGAGAAAGCAGAAGCACCAAGCATGAAGTTGTTGTTTCCATCAACTTGTCCTGCTAATGCTTCATAAGCTGCAGGAGACATGACAATAGCATCTGGTGCTAATTTGCCATTGACTTCTACATCTTTGATACCCTCTAGGATTGTTCTTAATTTACCACCAACAGTGTCAGGATATGCTCCTGCTGAATAAGTAAGTGCATTAATACCTGATTGGTTTAATATACCTTTGATATTTGGTGCAACACCATCTCCTCCAATTACTTGAAGTTCTAATCTTTGCAAGACATGATTAGCTAATCTGCCATCAAAGTATGCTCTTGCTCCTGCTTGATCCTCTAACAATTCACTAGTAATAGGTAAAGTTGTTATAAATTTTCTAACAGGTGCAGTTACAGCTGCATAGCTGAAAGCATCCTCTGGAGCTGCAGTAGCTTCTGCAGTTTCAGCAGCATTATTTGTTGCTGTTTCTTGCAAGAAATAGTATGTTGTCTGATCTGTATTAATTGAATCAATCAAATCTAATACAGGATTTGGATCTGGCTCTATAGCAGGAATAACTTGCTGATAGATGGTATCTCTAGTCCATACTGAAGTTGTAACTGTTGTTTTAGCTTCAAAAGGAACATTTTTAATACCATGATCCACAAAAGACTTATAAGCATTTGAATCTAAGAATTGTTGCCCAAGAGTTTTTGGCTCTTCAACTTCTGGCTCTCCATAAACAGGCATTCCAGAAACTTTTTTAGAGTTATCCATTTCCTCTTTGAGATTAGATTTCTTTTCCTCAAGATCTTGTAACTCAGTGATTTTATCTCCAAGTTCAGCTAATTCATCATTTCTTTTTTTGATTTCCTCTTTTTGATCTGATGAAAGTTCTGATAAATCTTGAACAGAATCAAATATCTTAGCTAAGTCCTATTTTCTCCTATTTAATTATTGTTCATTAAGTTCTTTTGAACTTCAATAAACAGCTCATTATCTTTAACAGGATCATGCCCATACTCTGCTAAGATGTCATCCAACTTTATATAAATTGCATTCAATCCTGCTAAGTATGTGCTAATCATTTCTGTAGATTTTGAGCTTAATGTTTTCTTTTCAGAGTTTCTTAAGGATGCAAGATCCTCTATTCTCTCTGTGAATGCCTTTAACTCCTCAAGAGAAGCTACAGCATGTTCTCCAAGCCTCATGCCCTGTTGGGATGATTTACTGACACTTGCATCAGTTTCACTTGAAATCTCTAAACCTTTTTCTTTTGCACATTTTCCATCTTTGCCATAAGAACATTTTTTATATTTCTCATCCTCTGGCTCTTGTTCATCTGGTGTATCTATTTCCTCATCAAAACTTTCTAAGCCTGATTTAAGAGCTTGAACAAAGCTATTTTGTTGTGCTCCAACAAGTACAGGAGAAACTTCCCATACTTTTACATCCTCTAGTACTCTTACAGGAACTTCCTCTCCTTTAGAATCTATGTGTGTTCCTTTACTAGATTTCATTACTTGAAAGCCATAACTGAATTGCTGCATATCTTGCATAGCCTTTACAGTTTCATAGGCTTCTTTTCCTGCTTCTGTATTTAAAAAATATCCTTTAAAAACAGCTTTTTGATTATCTGTTTCAATAATTCCTCTACCAATGACTTTACTCCAATCATGATTCCAAACTAAAGGCACTTTATTGCCTGTGTAACCTGATCTTAAAGCATTGGATTTAGTTACATCATTATCACTATCTATTGTGTCAAATAATGAAAAAACTGCTTCAATATACCTAGTATCTCCATCCTCTTTTAGCTCAATAGGAGCATTTTTATAAGATAGATTTTCTGGTCTTTCTATTTCACTCATCTATTACCTCAATATATGCTTCTGTGCATCTACAATTAGCAATAAGGCTAATTGGTGCATTAGGATCTCTAGGAGCATCCAACTTAATACCATTATACAGATAAAAGCTATTCAGAGGAACTCTTTGATTATCTAGCTCAAAATGTGCTTCTCTAACTATGCCATCTCTCCTAGATACCCATTCCTTTTCTAATGTTTTACCTGTAGCTTTTGCAGCTCTTTGTTGAGACCAAGAACTAACTTTACCTACTTCAGTTCTAGCTATATTCTTAGCTCTACCTAAGTTCTGTCCACCAAGAACAGTATTAATTCTTTTAGCTAACTCATTAAAGAACTTATCTCCCTCTGGAGTACCTGCAATAGGATTAATTATTCCTAATTCCTCAAATTCTTTAATTGTTTTTGTTATCTGTGTAGTAATTCTTTTTTTAGTAGTTGCATTTAAGTCATTCATAACTTTTTTAGCATTCTCTTGTACAAAACTTGCTGCTTGTCCATCCTCAAACAATGATTTAACTGCAGGTGGTACTTCTCTCTGTCCTCTATAAAAGCCACCCTCTACAATCTTTTTAACTGTTCTTGCATCTATTATCTGATCTGCAGCTAATGCACCAAATACAGTTCTTACTGCTTGTTCCTCTGGTATTGTTACATCTAAATCAACAGGATCTGCTGCTTTGAAGTTATCCTGTGCAGGAAAGAGATTATCCCAAGTTCTAACTGACATATCATCCCCAAGAGAATAAAACAATGGTAGTAATTCTTTGTCAAACTTTGAGCTGTCTAAGAATATATCTACATTAGTTTCTAGTGCAGCTAAGTCATGACTTCCTTTAGCTACTTTTGTTAAACCTCTCTTTTGTCTGTTTAACTCTTTTGCATAAACATTAGAGAAATAATCAATCCAAACATCCTCTAATCCATTGATTGCCTCCCAGAGTTCTTTCTTTTCAATCTCTGTTCTGTAGTGTTTTACAGTAGGTAATCCTAAAAATTTAACTGTTGGCTCTTGCCATCCATATAAAGGAAAGTCTTGTGATTTATTTTCTTTAACTTTCTCTGCTTCTTTTGTTGCCCAATTAGCAGCTCTCATCTTGTTTGATTTAGATATATCTCCACCCCATAACAACCAAGCTACTTGCCCTGCTGTTGGTCTATCACTATCTCCTGATAAATAAGCATCAGCTCTATCAGAATCTAAATCTCCCTCATGCCTAGCAAACCAAGCTGCCATTCTTACTACTTTGTTATCACTAATCTTTCCATTAGCCATATCTCTGGCTTCTCTTTTAGTTTTATCTGTTAATCCATCTCCTGCAAACTCTAAGAGATCTAAACCTCTTTGTGCATTCTTTTGTATGTAACTAGGAACAGAATCAACCTTTTCCTCAATAACTTCTGCTTTTTCCTCAACTTCAGCTTCTTTTACTTCTGGCTCTATAGGAGTTTCTGCAAACTCTGTGCCATGATACATTGTTACTTCTGAGCCATCTACAGGTACTTCTGCAATAGTCATATCTCTTACAAAGTAATCTCCATTATCTAATGGAGGTAATTGTGTTGCTTGTCTAGCTTCATTAACAGTTACAAATCCTGCATTAAATCCCTGTGTTATTCTTTGCATAGTTGCATCCTCATCCTGTGATAATGCTCTTACATCTGAAATATCATATTTGAAGCAGTAATCAACATTATCCTCAAAATCAGCTAAAAGTAATTGTTTAGTAAATTCATTAGCAAAGTGATTCCACATAGGAATTAACTTCTGTTCTGTAAAGAACTCTCTTAATTCTTTAGCATTAGAATAAGTTGCTCTCTCTAGTCCTGAGCCAAGCCCTGCTAAGATTGCAGGAACACCTAGAACTGCAGATATTCTCTCCTCATTGATGTATCTAAGTTTGCCTATTTCTAAATCTTTAGGAGAAAAAGAAAGTGTTTTTATATCAACTTCTCCACCAGATATAACTAATGGTCTGCCTCTGTTCTCTCCTCCAAATCTCCTACCAAAAACCTCTGCTATATGTTCTGCTTCATCACTTGTCATAGATAAATCATTCTTTGGAGATATAACAACACTAGGAACACCTGTATTCTTTACTAATGCTGCTCCCATCTGTGAAGCTGCAGCATCTCCTAACACTTCTACCATTACAGCTCTAAGTGGTGCTAAACCTCTCCTATGATTTCTAGGATCTATTCTCTCTCTAAGATGTATCATATCCTCTGGCATAATCTCTAATGAGTTGCCTTTTTGTTTGTAATGATATTTAGTAATTAATTGCTCATCATTACCTTTAACCTCTACTTGATCTGCTAACAGAGGTATTAACTGAACTACTGCACCTGCATCATTCCTTAACTTAAGTAAGAAAGCATCTCCATAAACAGCAACAGAAGTAACTATGTAATTATTCATAAGTGAAGCTGTCATATTTGGATTAGGATTGTTTAGTAATTGTTCAGCAGGATGATTATTTATATATTCCATACCCTCTTGTGTCTTTAAATATACTTTTAAAGGTGGCTCACTAAAAGCTGTACCTAGTACATTTAAACAGGCAAGAGCTGCAGAGTTACCCTCTGGAGACATCTGATTAACACCACTAAAGAAACCTACATCTGAATTAAAAGGAAAAACTATATTTGATGTAGGAAAATTGCCATAGTTTTTTTGTTCTGTTTGAGCTTCCTGTGCAAAAAAGCTCCTGATATTATCTCTTATTCCCAATTAGGTAACACTCCAATTTGTCTTTCTAACTATTCCAAACCTAGCTGCATAAGCTAGTGCATCCACCATATCATCATGAGATCCAGAGGATGGAAAGCTAGTTAATTCTCTTTCAAATTCTACAAGCCAATTAGCATTTTTCAAAAACCATATAGAGCCATTTTCTACACCTGCAGCAGCAGGAACAGCTCTAGCAGTTTTACTTTTATCTGCCTTTAAGTTCTTTATAGGCAAACCCTGCCTCCTAGCCATCTGAATGATACCAAGCCCAAAACTAGAATCCTCCACTCCCAACCAAGACATGTTGTATTCACTTATCTTTGCTTCTATCTGTGGAAGTAACTCTGGAGCTTCTAGTCTGGCTCTGAATACATCCAATACTAATAGCTTACCACTAGGAGCAACTCCAACACTCATTATTACTGAGTAATCAGCAGTTTCCTTAATACTTAAAGCTGTGTCCATAGTGCCAAAGATAGATAACTCACTATGTTTTACTACTTCATCTCCTAAGATATATTCAGGATCATCTCCTGCTATAACATCAAAATACTTAAACCATTCTCTTTTGAACATATGTCCTACTTCTGTAAATTCTGCTAAAAATTCTTGTGCATATACTAATGAGCCTAACTCCTCTCTGGCTTGTGCTAACTCATCTTTGTTAATTCTAGGAGATTGCTCTGTAGGATAATGAAATACAATCCAATCATCTCTCCTTTTAGCATTATCAAACAACTCATAAAACCAATTCATTCCATTAGGTGTAGATATAAATAATGCTTTACCTAAACTATCACTAAGTATTGGTCTAACTGTCTCCCAAGTTTCTTTCTCCATATAAGCACACTCATCAAAGATAATTAAAGAAATACCACCTGCACCTCTAAGAGTTTCTGGCTTGTTAGCAGATTTTATTTGTATAGATCCACCATTAGCTAATACTATTCTTTTCTCTACTTCTCTTGTTTCTGCATATTCCTCTGGTAGTTGTCTAACTAATGATTTTAAATTAAGCCAAGATTCTAAACTTTGTGGATATACAGGAAAGATAACCCATACCTTTAAACCTTTAAGAGCCTGATCTATAGCTGCTACTAATGAAAGAGTTGTTTTACCCCATCTCCTGCCACATACAGAAATAACAAACCTATTTTCATCTAATGCTTTTATTACTTCTAACTGTCCAGAATGTAAATCAGGTGGAGTTGCATCAATAATCTTTGTCATCATCTTGCTCCCAATCCCACTTAAACTTAATTTGTGGATATTCTATTTGATTTACTGTTACTTGTGGAGATCCTAAACCATAAATCTGGCTAATCATCTTATAACAAATATCCAATATCCCTTTAAGTTCTGTAGGATTCATAGAAGCTAAATCTCTTTCATTTATTTCACTAATTACTT